AAGGGAACTGCTGAGCGTAAGGCACGCCTTGAGAAAAAGCGTGGCATGAAGATGGATGATCATCCTCAGTATAAGAAAGAGGAAGTTGAGAATGTAGAAGAACTCTACAAGGGTAAGCACGGTCAGTCTGACAAAGAGTATGCTGCTTCTCGCTCTCAAGGTGGTAAGATGATCTCTGGTGATGACAAGAGATCTGGTGCTGAATACACCCATGGTCGCAGAGTCAAGGCAGCAAATCCTGGTATGCAACCTGATGTAGGTGGCAAGACCAAACCCAAGTCTCAGGGTAAGATGGACAAAGGCACCCGTGCTGATCTTGAATATCGTAAGGCAAATCTGAAGAAAGAGGAAATGTCTCCTCAGGAGGTTCAACTTCAGAAGAAAAAAGCAACCATCGATAAGATGATTGCCATGAAGAGAAAGCAGCAACTTGACAAGTCAAAAGCAGAACCTGTCAAGGCAATGGGTGAAGAGGCATCTGATGCGATGAAGGATCGTCGCATGGAACGTGGTGGTGTTGCTGGTAACGTAGATTACAAGAGAGCACCCAAGTTCACTTCTGGTCCTAAGAAAAAGTATGATGGTATGTCTGCACTTGAAAAAGTAAAGGCAGATATTCGTGCTAAGCATGGCAAGGGTGCCATCATGGATACCAAGAAGAAGTAATGCCTGCGGTATCTAAAAAGCAGCAACGGTTCTTCGGAATAGTTCGTGCCATCCAAAAAGGTGAGATGGCACCTACTACTCCTGAGACTGCGAAGGCAGCTGCTGACATGAAAAAGAGTGATGTAAAGGACTTTGCTTCTACTAAACATAAGAAACTTCCTGAGAAGAAAGTTGCAAAAGAAGCAACTGATTTTTCTCAGAGAGATAAGATTATGAAGAAGGCAAAACCTCTCCATAAGCATCTGTTCAAGAATCTCCATAAGAAGGATACTTCTGGTGATGTAAATGAGGAATCAAATCCTCGTATTCCTAGAAAGAAAGGTCAACCTGCAAACTCAAAGAAGCATTCTGATCTCTATACTGATGAGAATCCCAAGGGAACGATTCATGGTCTAGGATTTAAAGATGTTGCAACTGCTAAGGCATCTGTCTCTAAGATTCGCAATTCATCTAGATCTCATGCTCACAAAATCCAGGCAGCAGTTGCTATGGAACAGAGAGCAAGAGAAATGGGTAAGTCTTCAGAAGCTGCGGTCTATAGAAAGTTCATCAACATGATGAAGAAGAAGACTAAGAAGATGAATGAGGGTTGGTCTGACAAATATAAAAAGTCTATTGACTGTAATAATCCAAAAGGATTTAGTCAGAAGGCACATTGTCAGGGCAAGAAAAAAGTCTCTGAATCAACCAAGTATGATAGGTATGATAAAGAGAAGAAGCAATTTGCTAAAGCAGATCGCAAGATGAAGTTCGGTAAGTTTTATGATAAAGCAAAGGAAGCAAAGAATCGTCTCCGTCCTGGTGAAGTCAAACGTTACGACAAAAAGTTAGGTAGATACGTTTCTAACAAAGATTGACGATATATAGAATATACTACCGAGGTTCATCATGCTTGCATTTTTACTCCCACTAGCATCAAAGGTAATTTCTGATGCGGTCAAAAAGATTCCAGAGAATGAAGAATTGGGTGAGAAACTCATTGAGATTTGTCTTGTTATTCTTGCTAAGGCAGTTAAGTTGACCAAGACAGACATGGATGATCAACTCTTAGAAGTTGTTTCCAAGGCAATTAAAAACCGCGAAGAAGCAGCAGAATGATTAATGGGAGACCAAATTACAAGGTCTCCTTTTTTATAAATATCTTATAGCAAATAAATTTTCGGAAGAGAAACATGGCACTCTGGGGCAATAATGATAACCTGAACTCTAACGGTACTGTGACCCTCGACTACAGCACTAATGTAGTAACTGGCACAGGAACCACTTTTGGTGCAGCAGGTGCTGGACATACTGAGGCACAAGTTGGTGATATCATCAGATTTGGAATTAGAGACGCTGATACCTCTAATGGTTTCACCACTTATTTTGGTGATGCTGTAATTGTTGGTATTGCAAGTACAACTCAATTAACGATTGGATCTACTGCAAACTTGACTGGTGGTGCAATTGGACCGATTGGCACATCGTTCACCATTTCTCAGTGTCCTAAGAGCACCATTGTTGATTCAAATTACAGTCAACTTAACGGTGATAAGGATACCTTTGTTTATGGTATTTCAACTACTGGTGCTCAGGGTGCTAATGGAACAGCATATGAGACTGGTGTCGGTTGGGTTGGTATTACTACTTACACTGACCAGCACGGAACTTTGAGAGTTAAGAAGGAAATCTTGGTTGCAATGTCTGGAATCACGACTGGTAACGTACCTGCTTTCCCCGATGCTAAGTAATTGATACGTAATGATATATGATTTTTAATGAGTTGAATGAGGACAACTTCCTTCTGTTTGCTATTAAACATTATGAAAATCCTCAAGCGGTTACAAAAGAAGATTTTGATAGGGATTTAAATCACTTCAAATACATCAAAAGATTATTGAAACGATATAAGAATTCGGGTCAACTTAAGACTCATCTTCTTTTGAATCATTTTATTATTCTTTATAACATCTTTGGTGAGGCAACTACTCCAATGTTGTTTTTCAAAATTGAAAAAGAATTATGGTCTGCCATGAAAAGTTTTATTGTTTTTCTTGGCAGATTTCCTGAATATCCACATTCTGATATTCATGATATTCAAGTAGATATGTTATGTCTGACTGAACTTTACAAAATCTACAATGCAAAACAGGGCAATTGATAAAGTACTAGACATTGTTCGTACACATTTGTATGAGCAACCAATTAATAATGTTGGTGACGGAAAGATTGCTGGTACTGTTGAAGCAGGAGATGATCCTCCAGTAAGAAAGAGAAAGAAATACATCTATCAAAAGGGTTTACGTAAAATATGGCAGCCCAATGGAAGAAGAAGTTAAGGTTGCAATTCTAGAAACAAGATTGGAAAACTTTGAGACACTGGTCACAAGGTTAGACTCTGCTATAGAAAAAATTGCAGAGGTAAATAATAATGTGTCTAGGATGTTAGCCGTCCATGAGCAGAGAATTTCTAAGCAAGAAGAGATCGACGAAATATTGTTTGATAAAATCGACAAACTCCGTGATAAAATGGACAGCGATCACGACATCGTTAGTCAACGATTATCTGTACTGGAACGAAAACTTTGGATTGGCATCGGAGCACTGGGAGCAGTACTGATAATTACCAACCCACAATCCATTAAGATGATCAAACCATTGCTTTCGTCAGCAGAAAGTGCTATAGTGCGACCAGTGGTAGCGTCTGTGAATGAATCACGTTGATTCAAAGTTTATTAATCTTCTTTCAGCAAAACTACAAAAGTTTAAAAGAGTAAAGTCAAACTTATACAACTTTCGGTGTCCAATCTGTGGAGACTCGCAGAAGAATAAGTCAAAGACAAGAGGTTATCTTTACTCAGTAAAAGCAGATGTTAACTTTAAGTGTCACAACTGTGGTGCTTCGATGACGTTTAGTAGTTTTTTGAAGCAGCAAGACCCTATTCTTCACAAGCAATATGTCTTTGAACGTTTCAAAGATGGTAAGACTGGAAGAACCACTGTTGTGGAAGAACCTGTTTTTAAGTTTGAAGCACCTAAGTTTAAAAAGAAACTGAAGTTGCCCAAAGCATCTGAGAATCCTAAAGCTGCTGGATATCTTACTGCAAGACAACTTGATCCTGATAAGTTCTACTATGCAGAGAAGTTTAAAGAGTTTGTAAACAGTCTCAAACCCACTTTTGATGATACAAAATATGATGAAGAACGCATCATTATCCCACTTTATTATGAAAAGAACTTAATTGGACTCCAGGGTAGATCTATAAATCCTAGCCCTGTTAAATACATTACCGTGATGCTTGATGATGACGCACCAAAAATCTACGGATTGGATAACATCAGAAGAGATGCTCCAGTCTATGTTACAGAAGGACCTTTCGACAGCACGTTCATTCGCAACTCGATTGCTATGTGCGGAGCTGATGCTGATATCAGTCGTTGGGGGATTAGCAATCCTGTGTGGATTTATGATAACGAACCACGCAACAGAGAGATTACAAACAGAATCTCTAAGACCATCGATTCTGGTCAGTCGGTAGTCATTTGGCCTGAGAGCATCGATGACAAAGACATAAATGATATGGTGATGTCTGGACTGGACGTGCAGTCTGTGATAGAATCAAACACATACTCTGGATTAGAAGCAAAACTTAAATTTACCACCTGGAAGAAGATATGACGAACGGCACCAAGGTTAAAAAGAGAGACGGAAGAATTGAACCTCTTGACCTAGAGAAGATGCATTTGATGGTTGAAGAGGCGTGTACGGGTCTTGCAGGGGTCTCTGCAAGTCAAGTTGAGATTCAGTCTGGTATTCAGTTCTATGACGGCATCACAACTGGTGAAATCCAGGAGATTCTGATTCGTTCTGCTTCTGACCTGATTGACTTGGATCACCCTAACTATCAGTTTGTGGCAGCACGTCTGCTTCTGTTTAGTCTTCGTAAGAGTCTTTATGGAAAGATGAGGGAACTTCCTCATCTAGAAGCACATATCATGGACTGCACGAATATTGAAGTCTATGATAAAGATATTTTCCTCAAGTATTCAAAGGAAGAGATTGATAAGGCAAATGGATTTATTGATCATGATCGTGATTTCCTGTTCACTTATGCTGGTCTGAGGCAAGTTGTAGATAAATACCTAGTACAGGATAGAAGTGGTGGTGGAGTCTATGAAACTCCACAGTTCATGTACATCATGATTGCCCTGACAATCTTTGCAGAATATCCCAAGGAGACACGTCTCTCATATGTCAAAAGATACTACGACGCAATCTCCAGACACAGACTCAACATTCCCACACCTATCATGGCGGGAGTGCGAACTCCACTTCGACAATTTGCT